GTCAAATACTGCAACGCAATTAAGAACAAGAACTTGGTCATCAGTTGCTGAAGTATTGAATAAATGTTTAGTTAAGTCATGGTTTGAATATACCGCAACAAAATTAGTGAAGAAAGGAAGTGAAGATACTTGGTTTACCATATGTAATACATGGTCTGATAATAATTTTGAATCATTTCAAGGTATTCATGCAGATTCTGTGCTTATGATCTTTGATGAAGCAAGTAGTATTCCATCTGGATTATTTGAAGTTGCTGAAGGTGCATTGACCACACGAGATTGTAAAGCTGTGATGTTTGGTAATCCAACAAGAACTACTGGATATTTTTATGATAAACTAAATAATGAAACAAAGTGGTTCCCATTAGAAATTGATAGTCGCCAATCAAAATGGACAAATAAGATTAAATTGCAATCTTGGTTGAACGAATATGGAGAAGATTCAGATTTCTTTAGAGTTAGAGTACGTGGTAAATTCCCTAAGCAAACATCTTCAACATTAATTAATCCATACACAGTTGACAATTCAATTGGTTGGGGTACTGATAAAACAAGTCATGTTAAAGTATTGGGTATTGATGTTGCAAGAGAAAATGATTCAATGGTTCTTACTTTAAGAGTTGGTGATCATGTTGCAGATATTGTTGAGTATAGAGGTAATCCAGATAATGTTGATATGACTATTGCAGCACTTGATAAAGAATTTGGTTTGGATTATATTGTTTATGATTCAACTGGACATGGATCATGGTTTGGTACTCAGTTTAAGAATATAAATCTTAATGCACAACTAATTGCTGTAAATTTTAGTGAATCAAGCACAGACCCAAGATATTCCAATAAAAGAACTGAAATGTATGGTAAAGTAAATGACTATTTGAAATTTGGTGGAAAGATTACAGATAATAAATTTCTTATTGAAGATCTTAAAGTTCAAGAATATAACTATGACCAAAAGAATAGATTTGCACTTGTTAAGAAAGATATCATTAAGAAAGAAATTGGTCGTTCACCAGACTTTGGAGATTCATTTGCATTAACCATGATGATTCCTTCCGATATGTTTTATATTGATAGGAAGATTAATTCAGTAAGCAGGGAAGTATTTGCCGATAAGATGAGATCATTAAGCAAACGAATGGCATTTAAGAATGATTAAGAGTAATATATAATCAAAATACTTTGCGAGGTTATAACATGGACGATAAGTTAAATCAAATGGATATTATAAACGATTTTAAACAATTTGCCAGTGATGCATCTGCTTATTTTCATGATGAAATTACAAGGATGAAGAATGATCGTGAATTTGCAGGTGGTCAACAATTTAATGATAATGATACTGCAAATCGTGGGGATGGTCGTGCAGAGGTTCCATATAATTTCGTTTCAAATTATATTAATGCAATTGTTAATCCTTTTAAGAAATCTCCATATTCCATTAATGTTACTGCAAAAATTGATGAAGTTAAACCAATGGCTCGTGCTTTACAGAAAAAAATTAAAGATATTGAATCAGTTTCTAATGCTAAGTTTGCAATTCATAATGCATTAAAGAATGCTGTAACAACTGGTTATGGTTATGCTTATGTAACGACTGATATTGATGACATTGATGAAGATGCTGCAGTTGATATTAAAATCTATCCTGTACTTGATTCAACAATGGTAATTCCTGACATTGCAGCAAAAGAAAATGATGGAAGTGATTCGGAACAAATGGCAATCATTGAATATTTAAAAGTTCAACGAGCAAAGCAATTATTTGGCGATGATGTTGTTGGAGATTTAAGACGTCGTTCACCATTTGTTGGCGATTTTGGAGAAACTTGGAGATCACCTGAAGGAAGTCTTGCATTAGTTACTTATTTCAAACGTAAAAGAACTGCAATACCTGGACGAAATGGTAAGAAAGTTACTGTTGAATTCTATAAGATGATTGGAGATTCAGTTGTTGCAAGTGGAGAAATAGATTGCCCTTATATTCCAATTGTTGCTTTTAAAGGTGAAGATCTATTTAGAAAAGGTCAGCAGATTACTGTTGGTATTGTTGATAAAGCTAAATATCCACAAAAAACAATTAACTATGCACAATCTCAGTTACGTGAAAGACTTGCTAAGACTCCAAAGAATATATTTCTTGCAGATAAAGATGCAATTGAAGGAAATGAAGAGTATTATGAAAATATGGATAAGTCTTTTAATCCAATATTGAAGTATAATTCTACTGGCGATGGTGGAAAGATTATTGCTCCTCCAACAAGAATTGATAACTCTGTTGTGACTGGAGATTTATCTGGTATCATTGATGCAAATGTAAACTATATGTCTCTTATCATTGGAATGCCTTCAACTGGTTTAACTGGAACTGTTGGACAGAACGAAACAGCAGAATCCGTATTAATGAGAAGCCGTTCATCTGAATCAAATCAATCTCATTATTATGAAAATGCAAAATCATCTGTGAAGCATATTGGTCGAATCCTAATGTATTTTATCAAACAAATGGAACCAGAATTGCAAACTCTTACATTTAAAGATTTGGATATTGCAGTAAATGATGGGCCTGAATTGATTACTACAAAGATCGAACAAAGAAAAGATTTACTTGCATTACAACAAACTCTTCCAGATAATATGAAACCACTTGTAGGATATAGAATTGCCAAGTCACTAGATGTTGATGATTCAGAAGTATTAAGTAAAGAAATATATGCAATGTTACCAGCTGAATTAAAACCAAATCTTGCCGAAGATCCACAAGCAAAAGCAATCATGGATGAAATGAGTACGCAGATTGATACGATTAATAAGCAAAGTCAAACGAAAGATAATGTTATTGCACAATTACAGAATACTGTTTTGGCATTGCAGGAAGATTCACAAGCTAAGATTCTTATTGCACAAATGGATAATCAGACTAAGTTGCAATTAGAACAGATGAAACAAGACGGGCAGAATAAGAGACTTGCCGCAGAACTTGTTACAGATGCAGATAAAACTACTGTAGAAATGGAAGCGAAATTAGCAGAGACAAGAATGAAAAGAGCTGAACTTGCAACGAAATACACTCCAACATATTCTGCAAGTTTAGGTATTCCAAAAGTATAAGCTAATATATAATCATAATGGAAGGCAACTACAGTCGTCCATTATGATTTTAAACAAAATTGTAGATATGGAGATTCAATATGAGTCTTGAATTGTTAGAGAGAATGATCGCGGCCGATGAGAACCGCAAACCACAGGAAAGCAACCACCCTGCGCCAGAAAATAAGGTTGATGATTCAAATTCAGAAAATGTAGATACAAAATCAAATGATGACCCTGGCAGTGATTCAGATGATAATGCAAATACAAGTAAGAATGAGAATGGCGATAAAAAAGAGTCTGAAACGCCTAATGACAGAAATGAGCAAAATCAGAATAAGATTGATAAGAGTAAACTTAGTGATAAGGAAAAGATGGAATATTCTTTCCGTAAACAATTTGCCAAACAAGACGGAAAATATCGTTCACAACTTGAGCAAATGCAAAAGGAACTTGAGGAACTAAAGAAAGGAATTAAGAAACCTGAAGTTACTCGTGACAATTTTGAGTCTGACGAAGCTTATACAGATTGGAAGTTAGAACAAAAAGCGAATGATTTATTTGCACAATATCAGAAGAAAGAATTAGAAAATAAAATTGCGGAACAGAATGCATTAAAGCAAAGAGAAACTGTTGTTAATAAAGTTCAAAATATATTTGAAAATCCTGAAGAATTGAAACTTTATAACTCAATGGTTAAGTATGCAATTGATAATGGCTTTGAGGATGCTCTTAAACATGAAAATGGAAAAGACATTAAAAAGTTCGTTGATAATTCGGCAATTGGACCAAGAGTATTGCAGCATTTAATAGGATTTCCTGATAAGTTCAACGAAATATTTAACATGAATGATCCAGTTGATAAGAAGATTGAGCTTAAGATTATTGAGCGAGAACTGCAACATGACATGATGTTAAAGAAAAACAAGAAGACTTCTAATATAGATAATAAAGATTCAAAACCTAATGTTCCAATAATTGGCAAGTTAGGTGTAAATAGTTCAAACACAAACATGCATCTCTCAAATAAAGAAGAAGAAAAAGAGATGTTAAAATTTATAAGAGGTAGATAATGGCTAATTCTTTTGTTAACAAGAAACAAGCAAAGTTGTTCGCAGCTTCGGTTAAGAACAATGCTCCATATCTTGAAGCATCTAAGTCCTATTTTAAAGGCGATTTGACTGGCAAGAAATTTGGTACAACAGTTTATATGTACATCACCGATCCAGGCGTTGCTACAAGTGGTATTGATGTAACTTCTGACGATGCAACAAACGTCCAGAAAGAAGTCGCTGTAACACTACGCAATATGAAATCAGCAGTAGAATTATCAACATTGAATCAGTGCACAGACATTGAATCATTTGCTGATGAAATTGCAATTCCTAATGGTCGTACAATTGGTGCTGGAGCTCAGAAAGAAGTTGTTGATCGTGTTATTCTTAATGCCGACGGTGCAGTAATTGCTTCATCTGCTTCATTCGCTATTCTTGCTGCTGCTGCTGCAAAACTTCGTGGTGTTAAAGCTAATGGTAAAATCACTGGTTGGTTCCATCCTGAAGATTCTGCTGCAATCGCTGCGACAGGTCTTGGTAATTTTATTCCATCTGATATTCAAAAAGATATCTATGGTGAAAATTATCTTGGTCGTTATGCCGGTGCTGAATGGACTGAATTGCAAGAACTTCCTGCATTCACAATGGGTACATTCGTTGGAACATCTGGTTCAACAATCGGTGCAACTGTTTCTGCTGATGGTGCAACTTCTTTAACAATCTCTGATGCTTCATTAACTTCTGCATCAACTGTTAAGAAAGGTACTGTTTTCAATGCTACTAATGTAAAAACTCTTGACTTGAACAATGTTGCAACTCAAGAAAATTATGCATTCATCGTAACTGCTGATGCAACTGCAACTTCTGGTTCTGTTGATGTTACAGTCAATCCAATATATTTTGCAAAAGGTGCAGCTAAGAATGTTTCAGTATCTGCAATTGCAAGTGGAACAGTTGTAATTCCTTCTGGACAAGTTGCAGGTGCTACATATCGCGTTCTTCAAGTTCGTGATAATGATGCATTGGCTTTTGACCAATACGAATTCCCATCTATTCCTGGCGCAGATGAAATGACAGAAACTGTTGGTAAGTTCAAAATTCAGGGTGCTGCAATCGGAAACATCAATACACGTGATGCAAAATACCGTTGGGACTTCCCTTATATTGGAGAACTCGTTCAATCTAAGTTGGCCCGTCTTGCATTTGTGAAGGTTTCGTAATAGAATCTAACATGAATTAAAAATTAAGGATCCTTTCAGCATAAGATTGGATCCTTTTTTATGTCTTAATATAGATAATAGAAATTAGAGTGAGGTCTTTAAATGGTGAATATTAAAAATATTATTACTGATGCATACAAAACAGCTTCATTGGTTTCGGAATATGATAATCCAGATGGAAATCAGACACAAATTGGAGTAAACGAACTTAATGATATCATTTACAACTTAAATCTTGACAATTATATGCCATTCACAAGAAATACTGTTTCATTTAATTCTTCAAGTATTGATACGATGACAATTGGAATAAGTGGTTGTGACATTACTGCAGATACTCCTGTGATGGTTCAAAAGATTTACTGCAAAACTTCACAAGGATCAACACTTAATGAACTTAGACGTGTTGCATATGAAGATATCTTTGGATTTAAAGCAACTCAAAATGCATCTGGTATTCCATTATTCTTCTCTTATGATAGAACATGGCCAAATGGAAGAATAGTTTTTGATATAATTCCTCAAGGCGGATCTTCTTTCACAATGATCTATAATAAAATTTTTGATGAAGTAACAATTAATTCAGTTCTTAATATACCAAATGAATACGGCGATCTGTTTAAGAATATGCTTGCAGTTGTTTTGATGAGACGACATAAAGTTGATGTTCAGTCTATTGCATTAATTGAATCACAAGCAAATGATACATTAAATAAAATTAAGAAACGTAATTCAGTCGACAAGATTATAACTTATGGAAGTGGAAGAGATTCTGCATTAAGTCGTTACTATAACTTAAATTGTCCAAGAGGCTGGTAAGGAGATAATATGGCAGCAGATAATGGAATAATCGTCCAGAATTTTATTGGTGGAAGTTACGAAACAGATCTTAATTCTTTATCATGTCAGCTTTCAGACAATCTTTATTTGGAAAAATTTGAAGGTGATGGTGGAAATGTCAGTTCAATATTAAGATCTATTGAAGGTACTACATCAGCAGCACAATTTGATGTTTCAGGTGTTGGATGTCGTGGATTATATTGGTCTTCAACAGGTCCTGCTCCTTATTATGAACCACAATTATATGCTGGGTTTAACAATAAAGTATATAGAATTGATAGTTCAATGCAAACTCATCTTATTGGAACAGTTGGAGACAATTCAACGACATTAAAATTTGCTGAATCAGGTGGGACAAATAGTCACCTTTGTGTAGTTGATGGATATAACCTTTTTGTTTGTCCATTATCAGCTTCAGATACCGAATTAGCTTTTCAAACGATTAGTCTTCCTTCGATTCCTGGCACAGAAGATCCAATTTTGCCAACACAAATCGCATTCACCGGCGGACGTATCGTGCTTAATAGTTCAGTAAGTGATTTTTTCTTTTATACTGACTTATATGCGATAAATGGTTCGTTAGGTACTCTTACATCAGCTTCAACAACGATTTGGACTTCGGCAATTTCATATCCAACATCTGGCTCAACTACATCAGCAATAACTTATACATCGGCAATCTCGGCATATGAATACACAACTGCGTCAATGTTGAGTGCTTTTAATGGAGATCTTAATTTTCAAAAAGCAGAAAATACTTCAGACTTCATTAATGGATTAGTTGCAGTAAATGGACTAATGTGGATATTTGGGCCAAGATCATATCAAATTTATCAAGTCCAAAACGAACAATATAATCCATTCATAACAGTTGATACTGCTGGATCGCAAATTGGATGTAAAGCGCCAAAGTCAATCGTGACAATTGGAAATAATGTATTTTGGCTTGGGTCTTCAAATGCTGGTGAGAATGTGATATATATTGGCAATGGAACCAGCAATATTCAAAGGATTTCGACAAATGCAATCGAGCGTTCAATTAGCTGCATGAGTGATTCAACTGATGCAATTGGTCAGACTTGGACACGGAACGGTCATACATTCTATGCAATTACATTCCCAACTGCTGATAAAACATTTGTATATGATCTTTCAACAAGTACATGGCATAATAGAAATACAAGAGACCGTCTGCTAAATATTCAACATCTTTGGGAACCACAATATGCAACATTAGCTTATGGTAAAATAATATTTGGAACATATAACGGACAATATTTGGTTTATTTGGATGAAGACAAGTTCACAGAATATGATGGAAGACCTATTGTTAGAACAAGAATTAGTCCAGTAATCATCTCAAACTTCTCAGATGTCATTCTAAACGAGTTTGAGCTTGAAATTGGTACCGGACAAACAACAATACTAACTGGACAAGGAAGCAATCCACAATGCATGCTACAGGTTTCTACGGATGGTGGAAATACTTTTGGCAATGAAATTTGGAAATCACTTGGAAAGACAGGACAATATTATTGGAGAACTAAATGGCTTGGTTTTGGTAAAGGTAGATTGTTTGTCTTAAAAGTTTCAATAAGTGATCCAGTTAAAACAATTATTATGTCTGCAAAAACTAGATGGACTGAATGCAACGCGTTTTAAAGGAGTAAAATATGGCAATAAATATTCTACAATCATTGAATAAAATCTATACTGCATGGGGTAAAGATACTTCATCGGATAATTTTAAAAATAATTATTGGGTTTATCTTGCAGCAGCATTAAACGGGGTTTGGGGTTCGTCGGTTGTTGACAATGTAACGGTTCACCATATTGGCCAAGTATGCTTTTGGAAAACCGACATATTTACCGCAACAGGAAACACAACATTGACCATACCTATTCAGAGCAATGTTGCATATACAGTATTGGTTTGTAATATTTCAACTGGAGCAATAACATGTTTAGAGTTCGATGCAAATACTAATAGTAAGACATTTAGTTTATCATCAAGCAACAAATATCAGATTATTAGTTTAATGTTTAAAGAAAAAGGTATTTAATAAAAATTTTTATAAAATAATGAGGTACAATATATGATAGGTGCATTACCAGCAGCAGCAGCAGGCGCAGGAGCTTTGCTTGGCGGAGTTGGAAGTTATTTTTCATCGGAAGCATCAACAGACGCATTAGAGACACAGCTTAAATATTTACAGTCTTTATCACCGCAATTACAGGCACAATACAGCGATCAAATTGCAACAATTACATCAGCATTAAATCAAAGAACAGCATCAGCAGGTGGAGATGAAACTCTTGCAGCTTATCAATCAATGGTGTCAGGTTATGATCCCAGTGATTATACTTATACAGCAGAAGATTTTGCATACACATCTGGAGTAGATGATTTTCAAGATCCTGCAGCTGCATATCGTCTGAAAGCTGCACAAGATTCACGGCAATCTACATTAGCTGCACAAGGTAATCTTTTTGGTGGTGGAGCACAACGTCAATTGGAAGCTGAAGCACAGGAACTTGCAAGTACAGAATGGGCTGCATCATATGATAGAATGACAGCCGATAAACAATCTGCATATCAAATATATAGAGATAAAGTATCAGATACTAAAGATTCATTAACACAGCAAGAGGAAGGATATCTAACACAACTTGGATTACTTGGTAATCAGAAAGACGATATATATTCTGCACAAGATACAGCAAATGAAAATTATTTGACCGCTTTACAACAATATCAACAGAATATGCTCAATCTTGGTGTAACTTCGGCTGGTGTACAAGCACAAAAATCTGGAATCAGTACAACAGGAAATGTTCTTACAGGTATACTTGGCGGTATTAATACGGGTTCAAATATTTACGGTGCAATTACCAAATAAGGAGAAGTAAAGATGGCATACCCACAATTTAATGAACCTTCATGGTTACAAGATTATATTGCAGAACAAAAAGCGAATGCCGGTTCATTTGGTCAGCGTTATTTGCAACCATTTGAGCAGGCTGCAGTTGCTGGTATTGGCGCATATAAGTCTGGTGAAAAGTCTAATAAGATTAAAGAAATTATTGGCAGTTCAAGTAAAGAAATCGACGACTCTATTGCAAATGTAATGAAAGAAATTGCTGATTTAGAAAATAGGAAGAAATCTATACAAAGTAAAATTGCATTAAGTCAAGAAGCATCTAAACAAATAGAAGGATATAAACCAAATGTTACTGGACAAATGGAAGGATATAAACCAAATCCATTAACAAGAGAACCTGCGGAATTAAATACTCAAGGTCCAGTAGTTTTAGATGATTACTTTTATACTGCGTAAGGAGAAAATATGACATTACAAGAAGAATTGCAAGAGATTGATTCACAGCTTAAAATGAAAAGAGCTGAACTTGCTGCATTACAAAAATCTAAATCTGAAGGAACTAATGTAGATTATAGAAAACTTGAAAGATTATTATTGCCTTATGATCAAGAATTATCCATGAAGTATGGTTCATTAGCTGAAAGTAAGGAAACTGCAGAATTAAGAAAATCTTTAAAAGAACAAGAATTTGAAATTCAAAAACATAAAATTGAATATCAAAAGAAAAAAAATTATCTAAATGAATTGACACCAAATCAAGCAATTAGTCAAGCAAAAAGTATTTGGCAATCTGCGAAAAGTTCATATGATAATTATGTTGCAGATTACGGTTCTGATAGTAAAATTGCTAAGGATCAATTGGCAATTTTAAACGATGCATTACAAACATTGCAATCTTTAAGAGAACAGTTTGGTTTAACAGCCACAATATCTACATCTACTGCAGAATTGGAAACTTCAGCAAATGGTGATAATTTAACTGAAATCAACAACTTTAGTAAAAAAATCATTGATGCAGAAGATTTGGATTTAGATGGTGAAATTGATAATATTAAAGAATTATCTGATTCACTTGATAGTTTTAGAACAAAATTAAATTTATCTTTAAAGGATCCAAGATATTTGTCATTGAAAAAAGATTTAGATGATAAGATGAAATTGGTTGAAAAGGAATCAAAAGATATTACAAGTCTTGAAAAGGATTATAAAGCTTTGTACAATGCTGCAGGTGACGTTGGATCAAATACTGGTAAAAGACGTGGATTGAATTTAACGTTAAGAGATGAAACTGGTGCTGCTATTGCTGCAGATGAATTTGAAAACTTGATGAGTGCAGTATTACCTGAAAATGATTATAATATATTCAGAACAAGATTTAATAATACATTAAAGCAATTAATAAATGATAAATCTGGAAATTTTGATTTAGCGCAATTGACTGAAAACGTAATTGCATTAAAAGCTGGTTTGGATTGGCAAGATTTACCACAGATTAGAGGTTTAATGGATGAATTTTTACCTAAAGTTGATGAAAAATCATTATCAACATATATGACAAATAAAATTCCAACAAAATACATTAAATACAGGCAAGGAAAAACTGGAACGAATGTTAATTCAAAAGAACAAGAAAAAGTACATGGAGCAAAGATACCTGGTGGCACACAGACAAAACCAAAAACAATTAAGGGTGGATTTACATTAACTCCGAGGTAATAATGGAAAAGAAATATGAATTTGTTAGCAAAGCTGATACATCTCAAGTATTAAGTGATTCAAATGGAAAAAGAATTTCATTTAAATCTGTTGATGATGCAGTGCAGTTTGCTGAAGAAAACGGAATATCAAGTGAAGAATTTACAATTGGAGTTTATAGTAGTCCATCTGAACGTCAGCAAAAATTAGCTACAGAATCAAAAGCTGAAATGGAAAAAGAAATTACTGCAGGCCGTAAGGAATCTTTTAAAGAAGAACATCCTTGGTTAAGTGCATATTCTTCAACCGTTGCACCTGAATCATATGAAGAAACTATGAGAACTGGAGATCAAGGTATTACAAAGACTAATGTTAAGGAATTAGCTCCTGCAGTTGTTGGTTTA